TAAGTAAAAATTGTTAGACGTACTGTCCATCCAGTTTACTTGGTTTGTCGTGGAATAGTCATTCGCGGCAACCCAAGTGTTTGCGGTGGTATTGAAATCAGAACCCCAAGCAAGGCCAAAACCAAGCTCAAGACCAGCCCCGGTGTCGTTATTGATAGCCCCTGCTGATGACGTTATTAAAGATGTGCTACCGGCAGTGGGTGAGATTGTGATGGTCTTCTTTTCCCAAGTGTTTGCACTGCTGATTGTATACTCCTGCACATAATTGTAGGCAGTGTTGTCACCTTTGTGGAGGTTGATGGTATAGGTTCCTGTCTTATTTGATTTTACATAAAATGAAAGAGTCAAAGGTTTTGCAGATGATGTGCCGTAAAGAAGGTGCTGAAGATTTTGCGCCTCAATCTTTTGGAAAATATAACAGAACTGTGCTGCACCAATACTTGAAGCCGCAGTGGTAACCTGTACCTTCAATGAAAAGCCAGAAAATGGATGGTCAGAAGACTGTTCCGTTGTCATTGCGCCATCAGTAGATTCAAAGGGTATCCAGCGGTCAGCAGTCGTGTAAGTGGATGTTGCGGCTGTTGCTGAACTTGCCCTCTGAAAAATTTGATAAGCGCCGTTGATGAGAAGATTACGCCGCCCATGCACGGAGGTGTCAGCAATCTGATCCGTGGTAATCGTATCGTCCGTGATGGAGTTTGCTACGATTTTACTGAGCGGCATTAGTTACCCTCCAGTGCGGCGACTTTTGCTTCAAGCGTTTCAATCTTGGCGATGCTTTCCTTCAGGGCTGCGGTCAAGAGAGGAACCAGCTTGCTCTGGTCAATAGTTTGATAAACCGGCAAATTTTCTGATGCAGTCCAAGTGCTGTCCGATGGGTACAAGTCGTCATCGTCATCGCCTTTGTTTGCCGTCCAGTCTGATTGTTGGACATTTTCAGCCAGCACCTTACCACCTGCCTCTTTTACAATCCCAGTGGCGGCTCGTGTCTCATTGTGTGTGCCATTAATTGCTTCTGGTACTACAGTCTGACATTCATGTGCCAAGAAACCGTCAATAGTGGTGTCATCAGGGTCTGTAATCCAGTTAAACCGCTTTGGCTGAAGAGACTTTACCCTAGCGATAGCACCAGTTATGTCAGTTACATTCTCTTTGAGTCTGTGGTCACTCGATGTATTGAAGCTGGTGGCATAAGCGTTTGTCGAGATAGAGCCGACCACACTGTTACTGTTGTGGAAGTAAAAGTGATACATCGTGCTGGCGCTGTTTTTATTGCTCACGAAGGTAGCGTCGGTGCTTGTAGTGCCCCCATCTACAGACAACCTTTTAACAGAGCCGGTTGACATATAAGGGTCGCTGGTTCGCCCGATGTAGACTTTGCCGCCAACGAGGCGCATACATTCTGTGGACGCACCTGTTTTAAACTGTATGCCTGTGATGTTGTCAGTGTTGTCTCTGGTAATCTCTAAAGCGTTTTGACCAGCAGAAAATGCGTCATCAACAGTTCCGACTTGCAAAGATGACGAATTACTGTAAATGCGCCACGTTTTGAGGTCAGTGCCTTGTCCAGTATTTTCAAAAACAACAGACGGTTCACTCCCAGCGATATGGAGGCTACGGTCAGGTGATGAAGTCCCGATGCCGACGTTGCCGCCCGACAAAATTGTCATTCTGTCGGTGTAGCTAGTGCGCAAGGTCATATCATCGCCTGTCATAGCAATCTGACCATAGCTTGATGTCCCGCTTGCGCCGAACTGTACATAGCTTGTCGAATTAGACGTTGACTCAAACCTTGCCGGAACAGAGCCGCCATCAACATGCAATGTTGCCTGTGTGGGGCTGGCAGTGCCGACGCCCACCCGATTGTTAGTCGCATCGACCTTAAGGGTGTTAGTATCGACGGTAAGATCGCCGGTAAATGTACCCGTCGTCGCCGCCAGCGCAGCGTTTGCGTCATGCTCTAAACGCGGGTTGATGGTCGCCTCACCACGGTAGATGACGTAGACATTGTTGGTGCCGGATGGCGGTGCCTCGTCAAACGTCAGTGTCGTGCCGGAGGCGGTATAGGACTTGCCGGACCCTGGCTCCTGCTGGACGTTGTTGACAAACACCTCAAGATCTTCGCCTACATTGACAGACCTAGTCAGCGTAAACGCAGTCGTCGAACCGTTGCCGCTGAAACTCTGACTCGTCGCTTGGTTTACTACCGCTGTGTTTGGTGCCTTGCCGATGTATGCCATCAGTCAGCGTCCCCCATCCATGTAAAGATAGCGTATGTAATTGCTGCGTCTGTCGCCCCTTCGGCAGTACCGCTATTTGAACTATGTTGAAACTTAATCTTATGGGTAGAGGTATCTGAAACCTTGAAAAATGTTTTCAAGGTTATCACCTCCCTACGAGCGGCTGCTCCAGCGCCCCCCTTGGCTTGTGCAAGTTTGGCAAAATTAGTGTCGTTTAGAGTTGCCTTAATATCAACTTGGATGGTGTCGTCCTGTGCAGCAGGGTTGATGGAGGTGTAATATTCTACACACCATAAGCCAGTAAACGGGAAGCTAAATATACCGCTTGACTCTGTGACACTGCCACCACGAGTAATTTTTCCTACACCATTACCACCTAGTTGTGTTGCGGCATCTACAAGTCCGGGCACAGGATTTTGATTGCCAGCAATTCCACTGGTTCGCATAAAAATCTGCACGCACTGGCGGCTATCATTTACTGACCCTGTCACCTTACCATCACTCGCAATCGTCAGGCCCGTGGTCCCGGCGTTGTTCTGTATGGTGTCTACCTTGATGATTCCGGTCATGGCTTATCCCAACAAATAAACGAACATTGAATTGTAGTCAGCGTTGCCGTGAACAGCCCCGCTACTAACAAGAAAATCTACTGTGTCGTTGGCTGACAACGAGGCAATCGTTTGAGCGCTAAAATTACTGTTAGCTCCAGCCGGTTGAGTTTGAGTTGCCCACCCATGAGCTAACCCAGAATTTTGAACTCCATTTATTCTGATAAAAAACACTGAATATGCGCTTGAACTGGTCGCAAGATGATGCCAACCAATTTTGTACAAGCCAGTAACCGGTACAGTAATGGCGTTAGACGACATAGACATGCCGCCTTGCAAAACAGACTGTGTGTTAAGCGGGACTATTGCAGACCCTGAAAGGTCGGTGCCTTGATAGTGAAAGCAAGCTGCTGGCAACGCGGGTTGCGTCACACGACCAGACGAGTCGATGGTCATCGCGTCGGTGCCATTCGTATGCTGTATTGTCTGTACGCCGATTTCTGATGCCATTACTTCACCTATGTCGCATGAACTAACATGCCCCAAAAGATAGATTTGGGAGCGACAGAGTCGTGAACTGTAGTGCTATGATCAAATTGCACAACAGCCGTAACGTAATCTGAACTCCCGTTCAACTGAACCATCCCTGTGGGAAGGGGCATACTGCCATTGTTAATGTAATCACCTGTAAGTTGAAGTTGATGACGAAATTCTACAACGCCGTTTTTAAAAATAGATGTGTTCAAATACTTCATAACTGACGAGACTTGAAATCTTATGGTTCCTCCAAACATATACCAACCCGCAACTTGCGGTGTGTATTGATTGTTGGTGCTGTCCCAATATGACCCTGTATCTATTTCGACAGATTCCCATTGAACTTTAGTGAATGTCGCAGCAGAGACTGATTGGTCCGTATTAGAGGCTTGAACTTGAAAGAAAACTGGACGCTTTGGCACCAGCATACCTGTGCCGTTCGGTTGAAACGTAAGGTTGCCGTTGGTCGTCTTTGACCGAATTTCATCGACATCAATACGACTAGACAATGGTCAGCACTCCGTTAATCGTAATCGTCGCGGAAACGGTAATCGGGCCAAAGCACCCAGCGTTCTCTGTCGATGCAATCGTCAGGTCGCTAGTGATGCTGGTGGCATTAGTGCGGAACGGGTTTGCCGCCGTGCTGGCTTGCATGTCCTCGTTCTTGACCGTCGCGTCTGTAAGCTGGTTTGTTGATACAGTAGATAGCGCCATTAGGTAATCTCCAGTACCGACAGGGTTACATCAGCAGCGGACGCTTGACTTGCAGTAATCCGCAAAATATCACTAGCATTCATCACAATCTTCTGGTCGCCACCCGCCGCAACCAACGACGAACCCACAGGAACGATAGCCGACTTGACGATGTGGACATTGTCGCCATCGTTGTTGATAAGCTGAACATTGACTGTGATAGAGACGGTCAGGATGTTGGCTATGTTCAGGCCAATGATCGTTGTCTCTGTAGCAGAGGGGCAGGTGTAGACATCTGCGTTTCCGGTGCCTACCGCCGTGTCTGTGAAAGTCTTGAACGCATTCGCCATGTCACTATCCTAACGCTATCGCGAACGCTAACGCATTCGGATCTTGCTCTGTAAAGTTTTGCGCCACATTACTAGCATCATTGAAGATCATCTTTTCAGCAGGCAGCGTACAGAAGACAGTGCGCGTACCAGAGGACCAGCTAACAGCATTGTCACTGTTAGAGCTTTGTAGGATCGTGGTACGAGCCAGCGTCGTGCCTGACGACGCATATGTTCCGATTCCGATCTCAAAGTCTGTACCATCCGTGCAGCAGTAATAGGTCGTGTTCCCGTTGCCGACTTGCGAAAACGCCTCAAAACCAGTAACGGCACCAGCGAGTGTATAGGTGCCAGTGCCGGTTGTAGTGGTCGTCTCCTTCAGACGATCTTTCAGAACAAGTGCCATTTACTTCAACTCAATGGTGAGGTTCCCTGCATTGATGCGGAAGATGTCGCCTGATGCAATCGCCTTCGATGCGTCCAGTGCGCCGACAAACAGGATGTTTCCGCTGCTTGATGCGTCTGCGAGGAAAGCATGTGTCACAGTGTAGGTGGCTACACCGCTGGATGCCGGAAACTCAATATTAGCAGCGTTTACGACCGTCTGCTGATCTGTTGACGAGGAAGCCAGTGTCCAGTTTGCTGCTGTCACCTGCCTGCGAACATAGTTCGCGTCCTGTGTAGAGGTGTTCACTTCTGTCAGGGTGCCTGCTTCTGCGTTGCTAACAGCGGTGGCTAACCCGACATAGATTGAGTCGCCCGGACTTGAAAAACTCCCGGCATTGTTCTTGAAGATCAGGCTAAGTAGCTTGTTTTCCAAGTAGGTGGTTGCTGCGTTTGATGTTGCCATCTTCTACTCCTTATGTCCGAGGCCGATCCGGCAGACCTCTGCGATACGCATCACTGTTTTCCCTAGCTTCTGCCAGATCTTTAATCCTAGACAAGGCTTCGGTGAACTGCTTCTCATACATCTGAAGCATGTCCTGTTCACCTTTCATGTAAATATACGCTTCATACAGTGAACCGTAAAGCAAGGCGTTGGGAGCGTTCTCGCTCAACCAAGTTGTCCCACCGTCGGCGCCGGCAGTCAGTGACGCGGGACGATAGTAGTAATGAAGCTCGACGGCATAATTGCTATCAGGCGTCGGCGCAACAATGAAGTTGTCGATATCGAAGAAGGCGTAATATTTTGGCAAGCCCGTCGTCGAAGCATTCGGGTTGTACTCGTGAAGGTAGTTTACATCCTTCTGAAGCAGAAACTCCTTCGAGCTACTATTTGTGACCGACAGCGAAAAGGATGCGAGATAGTCGGAGGGCACTGACAAATACGGATCGTTCTGCGTTAGAGCACTGGTAGCGTTCTTACGGAAAACCTCTAGGTCAACCAACTTGAAGATGCGGTCCTCGGCTGCACGGATGAACACAGGCAGGTTCGTCACGAAGGACGTTTCTGTGTTCTCCGTGTAATCCTGGATCGCTGTTTTCAACTGCGCGTAGGTAAAAGCCATCAAGCAATCCTTACGATAGCGTCACTTGCACTTGCTGTAGGGAAGGTGATTGTAAAGTTAGAACTGCTAGACGCCAGATCAGATCCGAAATCAAACACCGCAACAGCCTTGTTCGAGTCGCTGCTGTTGTAGATCAAACAGCCACGCGCTGTGATGGTCGAGCTTGAGAATGTTACGTCATTGAAATCTACATAGGCTGTGGTGCCGCTCGTTGTCGGAGCAACCGCCGTCAACGTGGCGCCGCCTGCGCTGTAGCCTGTGCCACTTACCTCGTTGCTGGTAGTATACGCTGTTGTGCTGGCATCAAGACTCGCGCTACTAGTGTACAAGGCGACTTTGAAAGTGTCCCCGCCGCCTGCAAAATTGTGCACGCCTTCAAGTAACTCCTTCTTGAAGCTCGTACAGACTGCTGTTGTAATTGCCATTGCTTACTCCTACGGCGTGTTCGCGGTGCCGCCCATACCGCTGTGATTGGTGCAGTAATAATACAGAGTCGGAGCACCAGAGGCTACTGTGATCTGTGTGTAGGCTCCCGCACTGCCTGGAGTGCCGGCAGTCGTCACGCCAGTGGTGTACTCACTGCCCCCGGCGTGAGTGCCGTTGGACGTGGTGGAAAATCTAAGCGGATGCCCAGAATTAGTGCCGTCGGACTGATCAAACCTGTACGTGCTGCCCTCGCTCAAGTTCACCGTAGCTTGTCGAACACCATCGATATAATACTTGTTTGCTCCATAATACGAGGCGACTGTTACCGTATACGTTGTTATACCGGTAACACTGGCCGACAAAGTTCCAAGCGAAACTGTTGCAGAAACCCCTGTCGGTGTGACCGCTACACTGCCCTGTATTGTAAGCGTACCCAGAGATACCGTCGCGGACACACCTGTTAGAGTTACGCTAACCGGCTGTACAACAACAGCATCAGAAATAGTTATATTGCCAAGCTCTACTTGAGCAAAAGGGAGAGGGATAAACTCTATTGATACTAGGTCAAATGCTGGAAACCGAGCTGTCGCGGGAGATATGGTCGAACGAGGTCGAGGATCATGCAACGCCTGGGGATCTGGCCCCACACTGATGGGTGACAGTTGTGGATGCTTTGGCTCATACTCATCAGGGCCAACCTTAGAACCGTTCCATTCCGTTACCATCTCTCGCAGACGATAACGGAATCCCGAACGATCAGAGTAGCCCCAGGCATCTTTTCCTGAAGCAAAACGTGCCATCAGTTGACCCTCAGATACTGCATACTTGGTTGCAGTTTCAATGCCACACGATCTTCATCTTCATCGGCGGCTCTTTGAAACTCCTCTTCATAAACAGCTTTCAAAAGTTGCACTCTTTCAGGTGCCTTCTTCATGGCAGTATAGTACGCGAGGCCAGCAACCATGCATGGCAGGAATCTAAAAGGTGCGTCTGTGGTATTGACCAACGCATCTGCATCTTCAATGCGCTGCACGTAGTAGTACACAATGCTGTCACTGGAACTGTCTGGTGTGGGCCAAAGTGTAACTTCTGGTGTGGTTTGTCGGTTGTAGTAATACTGACTCGGACGACCCGTTTGTGACTTGTTTGGAAGATATAGATACTCGCTTCTAGACATGCGATCCAACTGATAGTCCACGCTGCTACGTCGTAGCACCACTTCTAGCAAGTCAGTGTATGTGGTATTGAAAGCATATGTTGATGTGCCAGAAGTCAGCGCCTGTGTCGCTTGCTTTACGGTCCAGAGATTCAGCCCACGATTTGCCCAGTCAGCAAACATCAGGTTCAAGGAACGTCGAGCCGTGCGTGCATCGTAACCAGTGCGAACCTCAAGGCCGCACCGTTCATATGCCTCTTCTATGATCTCAGCAACGTCGAGATCAAAGTCCCTTGAACCTGATGTAGTCATTTTTTATCTCCCGCATACAGATTGTCGAAAATCTGATTTACGTCCAAAGTATAGTCCAAGTCAGATTTGGAATAGTGAACATGCTGCGAGGGTCTGAAGTCAGGAGCACCTGACCCTGTCTCGAACCATGCCGGGTGTGTCACCCGTACTCTGTTATTAGGCAGAGCAATCATATTCCCCGTCCATTTTCCTGCATCCAACAACTCTAGCACATGGCTTTGCTTATGTTGTGCAGGATCGTCCGCTACCTCACTGTCAGTGTAATCAACTGTAAAGTAGTATTTAGCCGGATACATCTCTCCATCTACCTTTGCTAGCCAGGGACACGGCTGTGCCCTGTCTAATACATAGACTGCATGAGTATGAGACATGCAATCCCAAGGCTGTGCATAGTGAACCGGCATTGGTTCAGGCCATTCATCTAGCGGTGTATCACCCACTAATGCTGTTATGGGCATCCTTGCCCACATTGCGCCTCCGTGGACGTTGTCTTCACCGGTGTCGTCCACCTCACACCCGGTGAAGATTGTTTGAAAACTTAAACAACGATTTGGCATCGTCGTGACGGCTATCGCCATCGCATGAAGGAATTCCCCGTGGTGGTCATCGTGATTGCAGGTATATTCCCTTCGCACCCAGCACTTGAAATGCGGGATGTTACTCTGAAGAAATGCCACGTTTTACCTGCTCCTGCTTGCTCCGCCACGACGCATCTTTCTGACGCCACCACGGGCCATGCCCTTTTTCTTCATGGCACCACCACGAGCGTAACCTTTTTTCTTCATGGCACCGCCCATCTTGCGCTTGGCAACGCCACCGCGCTTCATGCCTTTTTTCTTCATGGCACCGCCCATTTTCTTTTTAGCGACTCCGCCACGCTTCATGCCTTTTTTCTTCATAGCCCCGCCACGAGCCATACCTTTTTTCTTTTTCTTCATCGCCATGACAAATCTCCTTTAGCGATTTCTGGTGGGCATCTGCCCTGCACCAGCCATTTCTTTACGAGGCGAACACATCATGCCGCCTTTCTTCATGCGAACCGTGCCACCACTTTTTTTGAACCCCATCTTATTGCGGACGGCTGTGGGTAACTTGGGCAACCCTTTGTTGTCGGGGGGTATGTCTTTTAGAGCCATTACTTTTTCTTCCTTCTCAATGCTTTTACACGACGTGGCTTGCCGGCCGGCTGACCGATTTTAGCCTTCTGACGAATTCTACTGCGCTTTTCTTTAGCAGTCATCTCTGATGCTGTTTTGGGGGTTTTAGACGAAATCCTTTTCGTGGGGCGACAATATGGAGTACCCCGTTTTTCACCTTTGCGACGCCCACACGGCTTACCAGTCCTCTGGTCCGTCCACTTTTCTTTGAACCATCTTTTAAGCGCAAGACCACTTTTTGTTTTCCTGACTGCCATTATAATCTCCCCTGATGGTGAAGTATCAAGGCAACAACACCGCCCACAACGAGCAGCATTGCAAACAAAATCATACCAATAATAACACCATCAATAATCTTTCTACGTTTGATAACTGCTGCTGCCTCTGCTTCTCTCCTAGCAACTCTAGCCTTTGCTTGAAACCTTTGCCAATCATTCCATAATCCTGGGCGTCCCAGAATGATCATCATTTGTTTGAGTTCTTCTTCTTTTTCACGAATCTGCTCAAGAGCCATAAACTCTTCTAAGTCAGACCCATTGCCCTTTTTGGCAGCCTTGGATTGAAGTTTCTCTTTTGCACCGACAAACTCAGCGATGGCGCTGCCGGCGGCGGCTATCTCTTTACCATTTGATACTGCTTGCTTAATTACTGCAAAGGCAGCATTGGCCGCTGCAAGTTCCGCAAGCATCAGTATACCCTCACCTTTTCATCTACCAGTTTAGGCAAACAATACGCGGTGATTGTGTTTCCTTGTTTGTGCAGTTGTTGAGCGAAGTACACGCACTCATTGATATTGCGAAAATACATATCATTACTAACGAGACGCTTGTCCTCACCTGCTCCAACATAAACCATCAAAAGAAACGCATGGATCAACGATCTTGTGTTACTGCACCTTTGGTTCGTTTGCGCCTGCCTTTCATGACCGCGCCACAACCTCTGGCAACCGCAGTTCCGTTCTGTGCCTTTCCTCGAAAAGGTCTCTTTGATCGTGTGACAGTGATTTCGATTCCACCGTCTGCTCGTTTGCTTTTCTTCTTTTTCTTTCCGCCGGTTCCGTAGTTAGCTGCACCGACTTTCCTACATTTCGCGATGGCGCCGCTTGCGTACGCCGACGGGAAAACGCGATATCGCGCTTTAACTTTGTGATAGCATGCATCTTTAGGCATCTTTCCTCGCTTTCCGGATACTGTCCTTGCCTTGACGGAATATTCTTGCGACCTCTGTCTTGCCCATAACCTTCGCCCTCTGCTCCCCGACTGTTAAGATTTGAATCTTTCTTGCAAAAGGTTTCTTAATTTTTCTAACTTTTGCGACTGTCGCTCTAGCATCTGCTGGAGTAGCAAATTTAATTCTAACTGTGTCTCTAGGGTTTTCATCAGTATAGAGTCTACGTCCTGATCCTTTTGGTTTTTTGCCTGTGCCAACTTTTGGATCCTTACGCTTTGCCACGTTTCTTTCTCCTACCAGCGCAATGTGCTCTCTCGCTGAAACCACGAGGGCGCTTGCAGTTCACTTTTGATTTGCGAGACTTGCTCCATTTCCGTTTCTGCGGAGGACTGGATATCTGTTTCCGCATCGATCCGCGCGAGATTGCCATCACCTTTCCTCCTGATAAAATCTTCCCATAACGGCGTCAGCATGGCGTTGTTAGAATCAACCTTTGCCGCAATCACAGCCGTGCGCTTATCAACCTCTATGAGGGTTGTAAGGATCCAAACCACAAGAGAAAGAGCCACCCCGCTAAGACCAACAACAAGGGTTTTAACCACGGTTTTTTCATCTAGCATTTCCATCTCCGCCGTGCCTGACGCAGTCGGCTGTTCGGATTCTTCGCAGCTTTCGGAAACTTCTTCATTTGCCCAGCAGAACGAGCGCAGAAAGACTTGCGTCTTTTTGCGGCCTTACTTCCAGGCTTCACCTTGCCCGTAACTGCGGTTTTTAGTTTAGATCCTGGGTTGGCTCTACGATATGCAGCCACGCCAGCCTTAGTCATTCCCGCCCCAGCTTTCGTGGGGCGGAAATTTTTCTTGTTTCTAGGCGGCATCTTGCTGGGTTTACGTGCCATGACGCTACCCAAAAAATGCAGTTATCGAATCAACATTTGTCAGTGTCACATGACAGCCGTCTTCGAAGATTATCCCGTGATCTGGAATGGTGATCTGAGTGTCATCTCCTGCCACAAAAGTCATGGTCAGCAGAGTCGTGCCGGATCCGCCGCCACTTCTGAAGACAGCAGCGGGACTGCCGCTGCTTGCGCTTCTGACAACGAAGGACTTCAGTCGAGTCCTTCCGCCGATCAACGAACCTGTAGATGTCGCTGTCTTAGCAATAATGGAGCTTGCCATCGCGGCCTCCTATTAGCTATCGGCGAACGGTGTAACAGCCTCACCAGAACCGAGAAGCATACCCTGAACTAGGTAGACATTGTCTTCGATTGCAGTGATTTCGATATACGAACCCTTGTCGCCACCAGTGGTGGTGCCGTTCATCGAGATGACATCATTGGATGCAGCCGGAGCATAAGTCTCCGTCAGACCATTATCCTCCATGACAGAAAGCGAACCAACGAACTTGTCTGTGCCGTCAGTTTTGATGTCACAGTCAGAACAGTCAGTGCCAACAAAAAACGTATAACGGGCGCCTAGCGTATCCGTTGTGATGGTAGGAAGTGTGATCGCGCCATCCGCATCATTTACCTTAATGATACGACCAACATGATCGTCATATGTAAGAGTTGTCTCTGCGGTGATGTTGACCATCGCAGTAGAGCCTTGCGCGGTAAAACCACGCTGGGACCGCACTGGACCCGAGAAAGTTGTCTTTGCCATGTTGTACTCCTGTCGTGGCAAGTGTCAGATCTAGCCTGGATCTGTCAGGTACAACATGATTGTAGCCCAAAAAAACAGGGGCTGCAAATGCAGCCCCTGAGTAACCAAACCTGTTGCGAGTTTGGTTGGGAGGAACCTTACGCTCCTGGCGAACCGAATACACAACGTGGATCGGAGAAGCCAAACGAGTAACGCTCACGAGCTTTGAACCGCATGTTACCGGTGTCGAAGTCCGGGTCCATGTTGGTTGCCAGAGCAAGCCTTTCAAAGTGCTTGAAGCCGTTCGGGGCGTCCGTCTTGATGAAGAACGCATCCGTATCGGTTAGGAAGTCATTGACCACATAACCCTCCGGCAGCATGCCCATGCTCTTGACCGCGTTGATATCGTTATCGGCGCTACCGACACGAAGGTTCGATACCAACAGGCGCTCGGCAATGAACTGAAGCTGACGCGGAATGATGAGCTTCATACCACGAAGAGCAATGATCATGCCTCGCTCGTCAACGAATCCTGCAATGCTGATCAGGAAATCTTCCAAGGAAGTTTCGTTCAGATCGGCTGCTGTCGAAGGCTCGTTGGCAAACGTGCCGCCACTGGTCAGTGGGTGGTCAGTAGCACAGAGTGCCTTGCCATCACCACCAGCAGAAGCGCCTGCCGTAAACGCATTGTTAAGGACCGAAGCGGCCTTAACTTGCTTGGTGTGTGCCATAGAACGTGCAAGTGCACGAGTATAGCGGGATGCTAGACGGTCGTACAGGTTGTCTTCCACCGCTTCCTCGGTGATAGAGAATCCCATCGCGATGGTCTCGTGGTTATACCTTGCGGTATACGCCTCTTGAGCATCGTCGAATGTGATACCGGAACCTTCCTGCTTAACAGGGGCGGCACCGAAACCTGACAGCATGACCTCTTCCTCAAAGGCTCGATCTGATGCCTCTGTGTCATAGATCTCTGCATGCTGACCTTCGTAGCGATTGTATTCCATACCGAAAAGAGCGTTAAGACCTGGCTCAAGCTCTTTCGCGAGTTGTGCGCGACTAATAGCCATGACTCAGTCTCCTTACGATACAGTCGCTTCAGCCGAACCGGCCAGAAGCGCATGGTTGTTGAACATCACAATCAGCGGAATACCGGCAGCAGTGAAGTCAGCATTGTCTGGATCATCCAAGAAACCAACAATCTTTAGCGGATGCGAAAGATCGGAAGCATCTACAGTTGATACATCAAGCTGTGCTGTCGAAATACCGGTGGTTGTGTCGCCATCTGCTGCGCCCTTGTTGGACTCAGCCGAGAACTCTGCGCCCTCGAAAATGGTGGCGATTGCACCAGCTTTGTTGGTAAGGCTAGCATCCGAACAGATGATGAACCGCTGCATCGGATTGTCATACACATTCGCAATGATGTCGAAATTTGTGTCTGCACTCCCCGATCCGGGCCAAGTGTTCGAAAACTTTTTCTTACCGGTGGTTGCGTCTACATACTCGCAGCCAGCAAATACACCAACGAATTTCAAAGTGTCACCGGAAGCAGAACTGGAGACGGCGACCGTGCCGTCGTTAGTTGCGATAACCGGAGAACCTTGAAAAATCGCGCTTGCATCTGACTTTATGCGATATGCATTAAAACCTTGGGTAGCTGGGGTGCTACCTGCGGTATTGATCGGCTTCATGCCGAAGCCAACATTAGTGTTAGCCATTTGCCTACCTCACAAGTTACTCGGAGGGTTTGCCCCCGAAAGTTACACGACTTTGCCTATCGCTATGTATAGGCATTGAGGGATGCTGTTCCCTCATAAGGTTTTCATCAACGGCTTTCATTTGGTTGCGGGTCTGTTCCCGGTAGTAATCAGTTCTTTCCTCGACCGTTTCTTCAGGTATCCGGCACAGCATCAAACCGCCGACACCAATAACACCTGCATTCTTCCCCTCTTCAATGACCGGATAGTTCTCCGCAAGATCAGGATATTCATCCGCCCTGACCGGCTCCCAGCCCTCACGCATCTTGGCGTGCACATTCGTCTTGTCGTCCTCACCCCGAAGAGCAGTTCTGACCCAACGATGCTGAAACCCAGCCGGAGCCTCGGGAGCTTCCAGCTTTGATGGGGGTGCCCAAGGCTTACGCCTTTGGGTCTTTGCGCGACTTGTAGCTTCGCGTGGCTTTCTATCGGCCATGTCTTACTCCTTCACGTACTTCGCATATTCTTCAAGCGGAACATTCAACCGTTTCGCAATCGCAATCTGCGAAGGTGTCAGTTTGACCGTCCTGCGCCCCTTGTTAGCCGGCGCTTTTGACGCCGTGGACTCAGCAGAAGCGACTCTGGGTCCAGTATCACGTTTTGTTTCCGCAAATCTCTGCGGGAACGCATCGCGAACTCTCTTATCTAACTCACTATAGTAGTCATCAGAGGTCGGGTCAAACCCATCCTCCTCCACAAGCTGTCTATGAATGCCAAAAGCTGCGTATGTCATGGTCTGATCATTGCCAAACCACTCGTTTTTCTCGGCCCAAGCCTCGGCTTTGGGGTCTGGAGGGGGTGCAGACTGCTGTGTTGGCTGCTGAACAGGCTCTTGGTCAGACTCTGGCCTGGCTTTTCGCTCTTCTGCGCGCCGATTTGCCTCTTGATGCCGCGCTTTATCGAGCGCGATTTGACTAATCCGCTCTTGCGCTGCAAACATGGCGTCTGCATCGCCCTCATCGTATGCTTTTTTGTACGCTTCCTTGGCAGCGGCGGCGTCAGACTCAAGTCTGCTGCCAAATTCACCGACATACGCCTGATCTACCTTGTCCAGACGTGCGCGAAGCTCTTCATTCTGCTTCTTTACCGCCTCGGCGTACTCAATAGCAGCTTGTCTTTGACGTTCTTCCTCACGATACTTGCTCGTGATCTTTGAAATACGCCGTTTTACAGACTCTGAGTATTGTTCTAACTCATCATCGTCAGATTTTGCCTGCTCTTGCTCTTCGGGGGCCGTCTCTGCCTGCTCTTCGGATGTTTCACGTGAAACATTTTCAGGTGCCTCGGTCTCGACAACCTCTACTTCTTGCGTCTCTTCCTTTTCGGCGACGTTGTTTTGCATACTATGCTCCGTATGTCTTGATATCGTCTGGATCGACGATTGTTGCAATGACTTCATCGTCATTGATTATGCGGACTTCTCCGCCTTCGATCTGAAAGCGTGATCCTGCGTAGCGACCGATACAAACCCAGTCACCCTCTTTGCACCACGGCTCAGAACCAGGCCCAAACTTGTCCGGATCCTGATAAGCAAGGGGTCCGAGCTTGACTACATACGCCACCACAGTGGCCCGTGCCTCTCGGTCTTTGGCTTGATCAGGGACGTACACGCCACCCTCCGTCTGCGACTTGCCCTGATAGGGCATGACAAGAATCCGCCAGCCGGTAGGCTGCGGGACTCGCTCTGTCGCTGGTTTCTTGGAGGCTTCTTCTTCAGCTTTTTTCTTGGCTTGCTGTTGCCGGAGGACGTGATCAGGTACTAGAAGCGTCGTCATAGTTTGCTTTCTTTAGCAGGGCGTCAAACTCATACAATGCCTGGCTAATCCCCTGTACCTCGCCACACATTGAGCGGTAAGCCTCTATATCCTTGGCTCCACCGGTTGATA